GCGTAAAGGCTATGAATAAATTTGTAATCTTTTTGTACTTCTTGCAAAGGTTTATTAGCCCATGACATAGCAGTACCAATTGCTTTACCAACTACTGGAAGGCTAGTAACTGCTTTAACTGCTTCGCCTGGTAGGTTTTTAATATCGTTCCAAAAACCACCTTGATTTGGTGCAGGCGTTGGAGCAGGGGCTGGTGGAAGTGGTTGAATATTACTCACCGATTCATCCCACCCATCATTTTTTCAAAAGCATTTGGAATAAGCGCACTAGAAATATCTTTAGTATCTTTAAGGGCATTGTTAAGCCATGTACTAGAATTGTATGTGGCAATATGATCATCTAAAGCATTAGCAATCGCAATCATGTGCGAAGTCGCAGCAAGTGTATTAAAAGTATCTTGACTTCCAGATGCAACACCAACGGCTGCTAATGCTGGATTTTGCTTAACAAACATTTGATTGCCTTGAACCATGTCATTTGCTGTATTAACATTTGGTCCACCAGCAATATTTGCCTGAGCAGTAGGTTGCACTTGTGGCATCGGTTGCATTGATGACATTAATTACTTCCCTAATTTAGCGGCAAGGGCCTGCAATTCAGGAGAAGCGTCACGATTTGAAGCAAGAGCCTGCACAAGATTTTTTGCAGATTGTCCACCTTGTGTAACTTGACCTGGCATAATGCCAATGGCTTCTGGACCTGCTCCAGCACCGAGTGGTGAACCTGTAGTTACTGGCTCATTTGGGCGTTGAGTAGGTGCAGATAAAGGTGTAACTGGTTGTTGTGGTTGTGCTTGTTGTTGCTGTGGCTGTCCACCTTGTTGAGCCATTTGCGCCATGGCGCTAGGTGAAGGTGGATTGCTGCCGATGCGTGTTTGGGACATTGGTGCTTGTGCTTGCAGGTTCATTAAGTCTTGGCCATCACCATAACTAGGCATACCAGAGATATAACGTTGTGCTTGCTTTGATGCTGGTCCACCATCGGTGCGTCGGCTTAAAGCCCCTGGGCCTGATGACATTGCTGGCTTATTTGCCTGTGGCATAGTCAGTCTCCCTTGTTTAGTGTCTCAATGGTTCGAGCGGCATACTCGTGAAAGTGTTTTTCATCTTCCACGAAACTTGCTTCTGTATCAAACATACCTGTTAGAGCATTTGCAAAATTAGCAAAGGCTATAAAAATATTAGAAATTAGATCAGCAAAAAGGGCAAACATGTCCCACTTGTTAAAACGAGTAGGAATCCGCTCGCCCTCTTGCATGAAGGTTACTTAGCGCCTGGGTTTGTTCCGCGTGTTGCAGAAGGCTGTACTGTGTACTTAATGTCAGACTTTCCAGTTGACTTAACTGAAGGAGCATCTTGGATGCTTGTCTTTTGTGTTGTTGCTTCTGATGAGCCATGTCCACCTTGCATAGCAACCTTAACAGGTGCTGATTGCAGGCTAGACTTAAAGGCTGGTGCTACTTTTGCCATTTATTTTCTCCTATAGGTTTTGTTTTTCTCACTCGTAACGTTAGGCGGGTGAGCGTCTGGCTACATTCGCAGATAATTGCGGTGAGCCAGAAGACGAAAGTCCTGCAAGTAGATTTTGCAGTGCAGATGATTTTGCACCTTGCGGTGGTTGTGGCATACCTTGCGGCATTCCTTGCGGAGTAGGTTCCCCGCCAGGAGCCTCGCCTGGTTGACCAGGGGCTGCAACTTGCGGGGAGACTTGTTGTGCAAAGGCTTGAGCCAAAACATCTTCAATAGCATCGCCATTTTGACGACCTTTAATTGCGGCAGCGAGTGCTACAATTGCTTTTGTTGGATCTTGTCCTTGCATTGCCATTTGAGGAATTGCATTTGCGTATGATGCAACTGCTTGCATGAGTGAATCACGCAGTTCTTCAACTTCAACTTTTTCTTCTTCTTGGGTAACGTTCATATCCCAAGGCATCTGACGACGCAAAAAGTCGCGGCTAATTAACTTATCTCCACGAGCCTGTAAACCAAATACTAATGCGCGGTTTGGATCTAGACCCGCCATCATTCCGTAACTTACATCACACCAGTAATCACCATCAATATCTTTTTTAGGTGTGTAGGTAATTTCGTAAGGTGCGCCAGCGGTTACGCCGCGTACTTCCTTTTCAACATCACCAAATAATTGTTCATCCATTTTAAAGCATAGGCGCATGACATGACGGAATGTGTCAGCCAATACTGCTTGTGCTGTTTTGACTTGTGTGTCAAAGCCGCCCATAAGTGCTTCTACACCACGGCCTGTAACGATAGAACCTGATTGCTGTCCTAGACGACCTTGTGGGTAACGTGAGCCTACACGAAGTTCTTGATCTAATTCGCTAGTCTCTTGAAATATTCCATTAGGAATCTCAAGGCCAACACGACGAATCTTTTCTGGATTGGCAGAGCGGATAGTTGCATCTGGACCAATCTCAATAACGTTTACATCTGAAGGCAAAGCAAAAGGAGCCTGTACAGACTTTTGTGCCGCTTCAAGTTGAAATGTTGCCATACGTGCGCGAGCAACTTGTACCCACATGATGTCGTCAAATTGTCCACGTTGGTTTTCATCAGAGTCAACGCCAGGACGAATAGCAATAGCAATTGGTAGTTCATCAAGAAGATTCTTAGCACGCTCAAGAACAAGGTTGCCCTTTTCAGGAACAAACAAAACTAGTTCTTCTTTGTCCTGATAGCGATAAACTTCAAGGATACGCTCAGAATTGCGACTCTCGTATTGTGTACGGATTTGTGATTCGTACTCAGGAAAATCATTGATAAGTTCGCGTACTGTTTTTTGGTAGCGCTTGGTGTATGAGAGCAACTTGCCAAAACGGTCAAATTCAGGATAGGCATTCATTGGGTTGTCAATGCGAATCATTGGACGATTGTTTTCATAATCAGGCTCAATGATGAAAGGCAACATACCAAAGGTAAGGTAACGATCAGCACCTGTATACATCATGGTCTGAAGGTTGCAAGAGTCGCGGTAGCCAGCAACAATCATGGTGCGCTTATCGGCACGCTTTCTTGCACGATCTGAAATAGAATCTGTTGTGTCGCAGTTAAAGGCAGGAAGTGGGGCAATAACTTCCGCTACATCGCGGGCAGCCACATCAATAAAGTTTGCCACCATAGGCTTTGGATATTCTTCGGAAAATGCGCCAGGAAATACCTGTTGAATGTCGCCTTGGCGAATAGCCATAAGGTCAGAGTAGCGAGCGTCACGAGTATGGAATCTATCTCGTAACTTGCGCACCTTGACGCTAAGTACATCAATATCTATTGCCACTTATGTATCCCCCGTTAGCCGCAAGTTTTTCTTGCGTGCGTTGCCATTCTTCTAAGTTAATAACCTTGCGGTTCATTGTCTGATAGCGTGAAGCAAATGGATTCTTCACGAATGATCCGCCGTAAGCGCCTGACTGATTGATATAGTCACGCATCTGAGTCTCTGCAAACCAGAGGGCCATTGGACCGTCTTGCTTATTCTTTGTTCCTGCTGACCAAGTAATCAATTGCTCAATCAGTGCCTTGATATGTTCGTTGTCGGCTCGTGGCAATTCCAGAAGATTATTCTTCATGTATTTGCCCTGGTTGTCGCACGAGCCGAATAGTGGCGCCATAGAGGCAACACCGAATTCAAGATCCATTTTGTTGGAACCTGTATAGTGCTGCACGAGGCGAATACCGCGTGTTGCTAAAAAGTTGTTGATTTGTTCGTCTTGAGTCAAGAATAACTGGAAAGCATTCTTCTCAATAACCCAGACCTTTGGATTGTATTTCTCAGTCCAAGTAAAAATTAAGTCACGAATCTGTTGAGGCGTAGGTGCTGGCATCCGTGATGCCTCTAGCAAGTAACGCTTGCCTGTGGTTCTATCTCCTGAGATAATGACAGAGAAGGTGTCACCAGACATGGCTGGATCCATAGCAGCGACAATATATTGCGATTGGATATTGCCAGGATGTCCTGGTGCGCCAGGGATGATAGGGCCAATAGCACGCATACCGCTGACAGAACCGCGTACACATTCAGGTGAGAAGATGGCAGTAGACTCAACATCTTGCTGCTGATAAACCATTGCCCATGTCTTTGGGTCAATCAAGCCGCGACGGCGGCGAAGATGCGGTCCATTCCAGCGCGGGTAAAGTCCATCGTTATCTGCTGGGGTAGTATCAGTATCCCAAGGACGATCTGATTTAGGCCAGAGGGTAATCCAGTCTTTTGGATCATCTTTAAATTCTAAAACTGCTGGCATAGCCAAATATGTCCAAGGGCTGACGTTATCTGGGTAACGCTCAGGGTTGCGCATCTCGCGGTAAAGATCCATTGGATCTACACGAGTACCGACAACGAGAATCTTTCCAGTAGGACCGACACGAGTCAGTACTTCCTGTTGGATCCAGCGGATCTGCTTTTCATACTCACCAGCGTTGGCAAGGGTGACGCAGTCATCCAAAATAATAAGATCGGCACGTGCGCCGTAAATCTGTCCACCAATACCAAGGGCTTGGACGGTAGGATCCTTTTCACCTGATTCACGTTCTAGGTAGATCGTGTCGGCTGTCCACTTCTCAGCGGTGGCTTTAAAACCTTCCACTGGCGCGTAGCGCCTTTGAAGTTCTGCCCATTGGGGTGATGTAAGTCTTTGCTTGATGGCGTAGAGGAATTCTTTAGCCATTGCCTGAGTCTTTGAAACCAACTTGATACGAACGTTGGGATTGGTGACAATCCGATAGGTTACATAGTCAATGGAGACTGTCATGCTCTTGGCGTGTTCGGGCGGCATATTGACCAGGACGTAATTAGGAAATCCCTTTTCGTAGGTCATATTGCCGTGGAGCCAAGCAGGCTCCCCTTCTTCTAGCAACGAGGTAATGTTGCGTTGATGGGGGAAGGTCTTGCTCATCATATACTTCTCGCGAAAGTCTTCAAACGAGATTTCGGCGTCTTCAGTACTTACGACGCCTTTTCTTTTTTGGATGACCCTAGAAAGGTCAATCGCCTCTTTAAACTGAGGATCGGACGTTCTGTAATACTCGTATGACTTGACGCTCTTGCCGACTGCGCGGCAAGCGTCTTCCACCGTCACTCCATCGGCAATCAGCGCGATGAGACGCTTCTTTGCCTCTGGAGCGGATAAGGTAGCCTCTGGGGCTAACTTATACGCATTAGACTTTGGTTTAGCCATAAACCTATTTCTCCTACCGCGAAGCGTTGCCTATGGGCAACACTTGGGTTATCTTTAGGGGGCGCCTGCAGCGCCTAACCCTATGGGTTAAAGGCAGCCCGTAAAGGCTGCCATTGGGTAGTTAGTAGTTCGTCTCAGCGGCAACCTCGCTGTGAGGCTCGGTGTGCCTAGAGCCGAACGTAACCTGTGTAGATTATTTATATCCCTATATATACTAAGGCGGGATAAAGTCGGTTTATCCCTACTTGGGGTGTGTGATGTTCGTCACACTGTCTAAAGTCAGTATTTTACGCTTACTTTGTAAAAAAGATTTTTGTCACACTGCCCGTTTTGGGTGCCTATATTTAGAAAAAATACTTTGGTGGATAGTAATAGTGATACACCCCCACAGTTAAAAACCCTCGGGTTGAACGACCCACGAAACGGGTTTGGAATTGTAGATTTAACGCCAGCGCAATCGCACGACATAAGACGGCAAGAATTAGCGGGCGATTAACGGGACTTTGATTGTCTTCTATAGGGCTTTGAGTGGCATAATCGGGCGAACTTGGGGCATTACGGGGCGTTGTGACGTGAATGTGGGGGGACTATGGATACGCCTCATTCCTCCCCTCAATCCTCAATTAAGGGCGAACAATCCTCCGACAATCCTCAATCCCTAATCCAATCCTCAACCCTCAAACCGCTTCACAAGTGATTCAACCCTTGCCCCTTTGGCTCTCAAATCGTTATCAAATCGTTATAAACTCACGCTCAAATTGACCCGCGAAACTAGCGAAATGGATTTGACACGCGACGCTAAGCGTCTGATTTACTTCTCCTAGTGAGAAACTCTCACGCTCTTGGAAGGGGCAAAAAATGAACGTAACAACTTTCTCGGAAGGTAATGGCAAGTCCATTGTCACCAACTATGACGAGGGCAATTTCAGACTCCAAGTCAAAACAGTTTGGTGTGGATACGCCTCCTCTCGTCAGTATCGTTCTTCACTTTATGAATTCAGAACTGAAACCAACGCCGAGGGATACACATATGAGTACCCTCTCAACTACGGCAAGGGCATTGAATTAGTAACTCCAGCACCACGCAGAAATCAAAACAAAATGGAGGCACACCACGCCCAAGCCGTAGAACTAGCCCAGCAAATGATTAAGGAAGTGGCTTAAATGGCTAAGACGGCAACAGGAAGCAAAAAGGGCTTAGAAGCCTTCAATGTTCTTCAACAATGGAGAAGCGAGGGAGTGCCTAGCCTCATCACAGGGCGCGAGGCTTGGAACTTAACGGGTGGAATAGTGGGCAATTCTAACGACTACTCACACCCTCACCGCCTTGTTGATGTCGCAGTTGATTACACAATCAGAGGCGGAAGCCTTAAAGATTACCTAGCAATTAAGGAAGGTGAATAAATGAAACTCACTAGGCGCGGAAAGGGTGCGCTAGCGCTTACGCTATTGGCAGCACTTGTTGGCTTGTTCTACCTTGTAGACCATATCAACTACATGGGCGCGGGGAAATGGTGCTTTCATAGCCTTATTGCTTGCGATTTCCCTAACGGCTAGACTCTTTCTATCTTGCTTACAATTGCGAGGCGATTGTGAGCGGGGTAGTGAGTGGCTAACAATGGCAACTCAAAAAAACCTCTTGGAAGGGGTAAATATGTGCGAGGAATATAACGGCTGGAGCAACCGCGAAACGTGGGCAACTGCTCTATGGATAGGCAATGACCAATGGATGTGTGAATTGGCGTATGAATACACCAGACACGCGCTAAACGAGTGCGACTCCGACCCTGTAATGTGCTTGGAAGAGTCGCTTGAAAATTGGATAACAGAAGACCTGCTCACGCTTGAAAATATCGCAGGCAATCAAGAACTATTTAATATGCTCACCGATATTGGGAGCCTCTACCGCGTGAATTGGCGCGAGATAGCAGAAAACTACCTATCCGAAGCGAAGCAGGAGGCTAACGCATAATGAGCGATTACAAGGACTACAGGGTAAGCGTTACCTATGACGGGGGAATAAGTATCTCCGCCATAGATGAGGCAGAAGCGGAGCAAATCGCCCGTGACATAATGCTAGAAGAAACTAATCCAGACATGGCTAAATATTTAACCTACACAGTAGAGAGGATAACAATATGAGCGACGTTAGAAATTGCCTAGAGTGTGGCTACAAATTAGACGACGGCTACACGCTAGAGGAAACGCTTTGCGGAGCGTGCTACAACATAGAAAACAACATAGACCAAGAGGAGATAACATTATGAGCCAGAAATCCATGTCATGGGGCGAACTAGCCCTATTAACCCACGAAACGCAAGTGGAGCAGTTTAACTTCTGCACGTGTGAGGAGCAGGAATACTTCCCCTTTGCAGATTGTCCACGCCCCGCCCCCGTTTGTGGCGATTGCCTCTATCCATTGCAAGTGGGGTGTACATGTCGCGCCTAGAGTATTGGAAAGAAAAAGCACGACAGGCAGAGGCGGATTTCTACGCCGTAACGGATGACCATAACAAGGCAGATGAGCAAGTGATACATCTCGCCGACATGATACGGGCCAACAGGGAGATTGACCGAATTACTCACGGGGTGGACTTTCCCTCATGGCTTTGAGGGGCGACTCCTGCTATCAGCACGACACAAACGCGGGTGAGTGGATTACCACTTGCCCCTGTTGTCGTGATGTTATCTATACGCCGACACTTAAAGAGGCGCTGAGGCAATTTCTCAAACACACCCGCACGCAGTGCCTTAACGGGTACTAACTACGCCCGCGCAAACGCTATTGGTAGCGTGTCGGCTATTGACTTTCAATCAAATTTAATAAATACTCCTATTACCGCCCGCGTAATCGCACGGGCAACTCTGAAAGGTATACCATGACTCAAACAGTTACCGAGCGACTAGGGCAAGGCGCCGTAGACGCTCTACACCAAGCAATTCAAATAGCATGGCAGGCGGGCTATGATCAAGCCGTCTCAGACATGAATACAGATAAAGATCTAGGTGGCGGACGTACGTTACGTCTTGCCGTTGTCTCAAATATTGAGATGGATGATAGAGAATGAGTACTATACATTTAGCCCTAGTTGTCTTATCCATGTGTGTCGTCGGTGGGCTAATGGCCCTTTCGCTTGTTTATATGCTAGAAAAGAAAGAAGATAATGAGTATTAAGCCAGGAGATAAACCCCTATGCGCCGAGTATGATCCTGAATTGTGGTTCCCTGATGCCACTTCCCTACGCACACACAGTGATAATGATAGGCAAGAATTTGTAGACAAAGCGATATTTGCCATCCGTACATGTCAGCGTTGCCCACTATTTGCCAACGATAAGTGTATAGAATACGCTATGGATGACGCTGCAACCATAGATCATGGCATTTATGCCGCATCTCTACCCTTTGAAAGGCGCAAGGCAGTTGGATTAAGACCAGAAGATTCTAACAAGTGGGAATTTATTGTAAGGCAAGCCGCGGACGATGAGGGAATTATTCCCACCTATATCGCCAAGAGAGAAAGGCCAAACCAATTACACGTCACATATTTCTCAAGGACAAAAAATACATTCACAGACGACGAACAATCGGGGCTGGCTTCCTAATACTAGTCGGTGTACTTGCGGGTTTCTTCTGCCCTTGTGAGGCTGTTCATGACCATCTGGAGACGCCTAAGCACTACGCCAGAGCCTTGTATAACCAGCAAGGCGCCACGCGTGAGCAGTGGGTATGTCTGGATAAACTCTGGACGGCTGAAAGCCACTGGAATTACAAGGCACGCAATACAAACGGCGGTGCGCTGGGCATAGCACAGGCTTGGCCAGCAGAGAAGTATCAAGTAATGGGTACTGATTACAAGACTAATTGGCAGACACAAATCCGATGGGGCTTGCTTTATATCAAACTTCACTGGCATAATGATGCTTGCGCGGCATTGCGCAACGAAAACAGGAAGGGATACTACTGATGGAATTACAAAAGCCAAAGGTGTTGATACATATCTTGGCAAAGGATAAAGAAAAGATCCTGCCTGAATGGCTTAAACAGAACCTAGACAACATAGACTACCCACGCGACAGGATCTATCTATACTTTAGAACCAATAACAATAACGATGCAACTGCGAATGTTATCCACAGTTGGATAGATGATCAGCAAGTGCGTCGTGAAAGCCCATTTACCTATGAAAGCGACAGATCATTGTATGAGTGGGCTTCAATTGAAGTAGATGACTCCGACATAGCCACGCCTGTACAAGACTTTGGCGTACATGAATGGAATCCAACTCGGTTTAAAGCGCTGGGAGCGCTTCGCCAGGAAGGCATAGATAAGGCACGCTTCTGGGAGACAGACTTTTACTACACCTGCGACGTGGACAACTTTGTATTACCCCACACGCTTAAGAAACTAGTATCATATAATCAACCAGTGGTGGCACCCCTTATCCGCTACGCTTTAGGGAAAGAGGAACATAAGCCTTATGCCAACTACCACAACATTGCAAACCCATTTGGTTACTACCAAGATAACTTCGCGTATTATCGTATCCTTAACGGCGAAGTCAGAGGGCTTATCAAGTGTGACGTCGTTCACTGTACATATCTCATCCGTAAAGACACACTCCCAAAGATCAAGTATGTTGATGGAACAGATGACTACGAATATGTTATCTTCAGTAGAAGACTACGCGAACTTGGCATTACCCAATGGCTAGATAACACAGAACTGTATGGCTATCTCACGTTAGATGAAGACGTGGATGCTTGTATAGAATGGATGAACAAACTAAGGTCTGCCGCTCGCTAACCCTTCCAGGCTTGAAGCGGCAAACAGAAAGCCCGTCTCGGAGATTTATCCGCGGCGGGCTTTTTGTATTGCCAACTTCCCCTTTGGCAAACTTATCTCTTAGGATTATCGGTGCTATAAAAGCCCGATGCATTAAACCTAACAGGCGGTGCTGAGTATACTCTGTTCATAGGCGTATCACAACATATCGGATCCGATGCCTCGGCATGGATACTACGCTCTACCTCATATTGCGTGGCGCACTTGGCGCATCTGTATTCATAACTAGGCATTACTTAGTCCAAATCTCAAAGCCAATGTACCAACG